GGCAATGTTGCGAAGCTATTCAGCGTACTGAGGCACCAATGACAAAAGACGAAATTTTCAATGCCATCCTCGGCAAAGAGGGCGGTTACGTGAATAACCCGGCTGATAAAGGCGGCGCTACACGTTGGGGAGTTACGGAAGTTGTTGCCAGGGCGCATGGCTATAAGGGTGATATGAAGCAACTACCGCGTGAAACCGCGCTGTCGATCCTAACAGCCGACTATTGGACCGGACCGCGCTTCGATTTGATTGCCAATCAGTCACCGGCCATTGCCGCCGAAATCTGTGACACCGGTGTCAACATGGGCCCGAGCGTCCCGAGTAAATGGTTGCAGCGTTGGCTTAATGCGTTTAACCAGCAGGGTACTCTTTATCCGGATTTAATCGCTGATGGTCAGATCGGCCCGCGAACAGAAACAGCTCTGAAATTATTCCTGGGTAATCGCGGAAAAGAAGGCGAGGGCGTGTTACTCAAGGCGCTTAATTGCAGCCAGGGCAGCCGTTACCTTGAATTAGCCGAGCAGCGAGCAGCGAACGAGACTTTTGTTTACGGCTGGGTTAAAGAACGAGTCGCCTTATGAACACCAGAGCGCTAATCATTGTTACCGCGCTGGTGGCCGCTGGGCTTACATGGTGGGTTGAGGGTATACGTTGGGATGCTGACGTTTCCAAACTGAATGAATCCCACACCGCAGCGCTGAAGAAACAAAGTGATCAGGCAGTGATTGACCTGACCGCAGCGCAGAAGCGTACCGAAGCGGCACAGGCTGCACTCTCTGCATTAGATGCTAAGCACACAAAGGAATTAGCAGATGAACAGGCCAAAAATGACCAGTTGCGTGCTGATGTCGCTGCTGGTACTCGCCGGGTGCGGATCGCGGCAGCAAACCTTGCCACCTGCGAGCTCGTCGGGAGCAGTACTTCCGGAACCGGCGGCGTGGGCGATGCAGCACAAGTCGAACTCTCTGGCGCTGGTGGACAAGCTGTTCTCGATCTCCGAGCCAGTGCCATTAAAGACGACCAAGTGATTCAGTACCTTCAGGGCTATATCAATGATGTGGTAGAAAAATATAAGCGTTAATATGAGCCTTTCTTTGTTTAAAAAGGAAGTTATATGAAGCCTCTATCCAAATTAATATTATGGATTTTCCCAGTTTTACTGACTTTTAACGTGCATTCAGAAAGCCATCAAGCGAAAGAACTTGCAACAACATTTAATAAATTTGTAGCGCGAGATGGGAAAGATAAGGATGGTCATCCCAGCTTTATGCAGATTGATGGAGTGTGGGAATGTCAGAGAATCAATTGTCATGAACGGTAATAGTGAAAATCCTGAGCCAGTGCTTATTGTCGGTAAGCCCACAACGTTTAGTGTCTCTCCAGCCATTAATGGCGGCATGTGGCCTGAAGGGATGGATTTTGACGAAATGAACGAAAGCAACTTTATCGGCTGGTCCTATCACTATAATACCTCTAATGGTGCTATCGGAATTTACCTGAAAAATTCAGGGGAAGCTGAGACAGAGGTAAAGGCAAGTAATTCCGAAAAAACATTAAGGGCATCAAAAATCCTCTGTTCTGTGGTTGAAGCCCAGTAGCTATTTAGCCATCCTATATTTAATAACCATCATCATCTAAAATGTTGATGGTTTTTTTTTGGAAAGATTATGCCTCCACGTACGCCAAAGGCTTGCCGAACACGCGGGTGTCGTGCAACCACAGTTGACCCAAGCGGTTATTGTGATGCACATAAAGACGATGGCTGGAAGAGCTACAAGCCCGGACAGACCCGCCACCAGCGCGGGTATGGCACGAACTGGGAGAAGCAGCGACCAATCATCTTCGCCCGTGACAAAGGGCTGTGTCAGGGATGCCTACCGAAAGGCATTGCGACCACGGCGAAGTGTGTTGACCACATCATCCCGATAGCACACGGCGGCACTGATGACCCATCAAACCTGCAATCGTTATGTTGGCCTTGCCACAAAGCCAAAACGGCGCGGGAAAGGCTCAAACGATAATAATTATCACCGTCATATGTTTCGATACCTGCAATAGTTGCAAATGAAATCATCCTCCATTAAATGATACCAATTCTCATTTAATGGGTGGAGGGGGGGATAAAATCTCTGCCGCCGCTTGCCTTCCGTACTGCCCGCCCCGTCATATTTTTACACGCGCGAAATAAGAAATATTTTTTCGAGGATTTTTAACCTTTGGAGTTGCCAATGGGATCTGCGATCAGGGCGGCTGGTGGGGGGCGAAAACAGAATTTACCCAGCAAGAATAAAAGCAGTCTTACCCGTATTGCCCCCCCAGATGAACTGTTAAGTGAAACGGCGATAAAGCTTTGGAAAACTCAGAGCAAAATCTTGATCGAGCGTGGAACATTTGAATTAGAGGATGCACCACTTTTACTCGCTTACTGTAATTCTTTTCATTTGATGGTTACTGCTGAAAAAGTTGTAACGAAACTGGCCCTCACTGATTTAGAGAACTTTGGTCTGGCCGATATTGGTGGCACTGGGTGGCTAAAAAAACACCCGGCTATCGCGGTTCGTAATGACTGTATTTCTCAACTGGCACGGCTTGGTTCATTGCTTGGCCTTGATCCTCTTAGCCGCATGAGAATGACTTCCGGCGGTTCTGACACTGAGGAAAATGATGAATTCGACGAGTTTTAACTATGGCAACATACCCGAACGTCAATGCAGCAAATCAGTATGCGCGGGATGTCGTCAGTGGAAAAATTCCAGCGTGCTCATACGTTAAAGCTGCCTGCCAGCGGCATATTGACGATCTTATCGAATCAAAGAGTGCCTCATATCTCTATCGTTTTGACAAAGATAAAGGAGAGCGTGCCTGTAAGTTTATAGGCCTAATGCCTCATACAAAGGGGGAGTGGGCCAGAAAGAAGCTGAAAATAAAGCTGGAGCCGTGGCAACAGTTTATTTTTGCCGTAGGCTTCGGATGGATTGATAAGAAAACGAAGCGGCGCCGTTTTACAGAGATTTACGTCGAGGTACCTCGTAAAAACGGTAAATCTCTGATTGCTGCTGGCGTCGGCAACTATATGTTTTGCGCGGATGGTGAGTTTGGTGCGGAAGTCTATTGTGGTGCGGTGACGGAAAAACAAGCGTGGAAAGTTTTCCAGCCCGCATTGCTGATGGTGCAAAAGCTGCCAGCGTTACGAAAGAAATTCTCGATAAAGCCGTGGGCGAAGAAAATGACTCGTCCCGATGGTTCGGTGTTTGAACCTGTGATCGGTGACCCTGGCGACGGTGATTCACCATCGTGCGCGATCATTGATGAATATCACGAGCACATTACTGATGCGCTTTACACCACCATGACGACGGGCATGGGGTCACGTGACCAGCCGATGACGCTCATCATCACCACTGCCGGTTTTGATATGCAATCCCCTTGCTATGAAAAGCGCACCCAGATTGTGGAAATCTTGGATAAGGTACGCAACGGCGGAGAGAACGACCATATTTTTGGCATGATTTATACCATCGATAAGGATGATGACTGGACAAAGCCCGAGGCGCTGGCAAAGGCCAACCCGAATATGGGGATCTCCATCAATGAAGGCTTTCTTATTGCTAAGCAGCAGCTGGCCATATCCACGCCGAGCCAGACCAATAAGATTAAAACCAAGCATCTGAATATTTGGGTTACCGCAAAATCTGCTTTCTTTAACATGGAAAAGTGGAAAGAGGCGGCGGATACGTCACTCTCGCTGGAGCAGTTTTATGGTGAGGAATGTTATCTAGGTATAGACCTCGCTTCTAAGCTGGATCTTAACTGCGCCTGCCCCTTGTTTATGCGTCAAATCGATGGCCGAAAGCACTATTTCTGTGTCGGACCGCAGTTTTGGGCCCCGGAAGAAACGATTTACTCGACGGATACGCAGATTAAGAGAACCGCCGAACGTTATCAGAACTTCGTGAACCAGGGGCTGCTTATTCCGACGGAGGGGGCTGAGGTGGACTATCGGCTTATTTTTGAGTCGATTTTGAAGCTTAACGACCAAGTTAAAATTGTGTCTTCACCTATCGACCCACACGGTGCGACCAGCCTCTCTCACCAACTGACCGATGAAGGGCTATCGCCGATCACCATCCCGCAAAATTTTACGCACATGAGCGACCCAATGCGTGAAATAGAAGCGGCACTGGCGGCGGGGCGTTTTCATCACGACGGCAATCCCGTTTTGCAATGGTGTATGTCGAACGTTATCGGACGCTCACCGCCTGGTAGTGACGATATTGTCAGGCCGGTGAAGCAGGGTAATGAGAACAAAATAGACGGTGCAGTTTCACTGATCATGTCCGTAGGCCGAGCAATGCTTAATGAGCCTGCCGATTTCCTTTCTAATTTAGACCCTGACGAAGAACTCCTCATTCTATGAAATCACTGATAATCGACCTTATCGGGATAGCCGGTTTCGGCCTTCTCGCAGCGGGGCTTTACCTGCAATTTGGTACGGCGACGGCGCTACAGGTTTCCGGTGCTGGAATGTTGCTGTTTGCGCTGGTGGCTGCAAGGAGAAAATACCGTGCTATTTGATGCCATGTTCCGCAGCGAATCGCTGGAAAACCCCGCAACGCCACTGACCGGTGACTCTTTAGAAGAGGCCGGTTTTTTTAAATCTGATGTGTACGTCAGTCCAGAAACAGCGATGCGCCTAGGTGCGGTTTACGCCTGTATTTACGTCCTGTCGTCAACGCTGGCCCAGATGCCACTGCACGTGATGCGCAAAACGGGCAAAACTGTAGAGGTCGCTCGCGATCATCCCGCTTTTTATCT